CGTGGTGGTGGTGACCCAAAAAAGCCGCCGCCGCGGGGAGATTTCTTCCGGCGTCCATATACGTGGCGTTAACCCGCGCACCGGCAACAGCGATAACACGATGAAGGCGAATAACCCGAGAAACGCCTTTTACTGGCAATTCGTTGAACTGGGAACAGCCAACATGCCTGCGCATCCGTTTGTACGACCCGCTTACGATACTCGCGAGGAAGAGGCCGCCAGCGTCGCCATTGCCAGGATGAATCAGGCTATTGATGAGGTATTGAGCAAGTGAATGAAGATAATATCTACGCCTTGCTTTCTTCCCTGGCAGAAGGACGGGTATACCCCTATGTTGCGCCATTAGGTAGTGACGGGAAACCGTCTGTCTCTCCACCCTGGATTATCTTTTCCATCGTCGATGATGTTTCCGCTGACGTACTGTGTGGCCAGGCAGAGAGCAGGGTTTCCGTTCAGGTCGATGTGTATTCCACTTCGATCGCTGAATCACGATCCCTGAGAGATTTGGTGCTCGCTTCGCTTGAGCCGTTAACCCCTACAGAGGTGGTAAAAATCCCCGGGTACGAGCCAGATTATCGGCTCTACCGTGCCACCCTGGATTTTAAAGTTACCCCCTGACAATTAATTCACCCAACGAACCCGCCTGATGGCGGGTTTTCTTTTTCCAGGAGACAGCTATGTCTGCACTTTATGAAAAATCGCAGCTGACGAAGATCCTTATTTCCTCCCTGCCAGCCACCAAAGAAACGATGGATTCCGCAACCTTCCTCGATCTGAGTTGCACCATCAAAGAAATTCAGTTCACCGGTGGTCAGAAGCAGGATATCGACGTAACAACACTTTGCTCTACCGAGCAGGAGAACATCAACGGCCTGCCTTCTCCGTCAGAAATCTCCCTGTCCGGCAACTTCTACAAGAATCCGGCGCAGGACGCCTTGCGTGATGCGTATGACAACGATACGACCTACGCTTTCCAGGTCATTTTCCCGTCCGGCAAAGGCTTTAAGTTCCTGGCTGAAATCCGCCAGCACACCTGGTCTTCCGGTACCAACGGCGTAGTGGCGGCAACGTTCTCCCTGCGCCTGAAAGGTAAGCCTGAAAACATCGAGTCTGGCTCCTGAGAGGTCGCATGAAGAATATTAAAAATCTCGCCCTGGCTAAGATGTCGGGTTTTCGTCATAAGACGGTCGCCGTTCCTGAGTGGGAGGGCGTCAAAGTGGTTCTCCGTGAGCCGTCAGGTGAAGCCTGGCTGCGCTGGCAGGAAGTGGTGAAAGCGGGTGCTGATGATGAAAGTGTGTCGGTATCGGAAAAGGCACACCGTAATCTTTGCGCTGACGTGGTTCTCTTCATTGACGTCCTGTGCGACACCGATAAGCAACCGGTATTCAGCGTAGACGAAGAAGAGCAGGTACGTGAAATCTACGGCCCCGTCCATTCACGCCTGCTCAAACAGGCGCTTGACCTGATCAACAATGCGGACGAAGCGCGGGAAAAGTCTCAACCCCCGGCGTAAAGTTTCTGATGTCGCTTGCGCTCCGGATGGGGCGCACGCTCTCAGAGCTTCGGCAGAATATGACGGCAAGCGAGCTTCTGATGTGGATTGAGTACGACAGGCAAAGTCCGGTTGGCGATATTCGTGGTGACATTCAGGCAGCTCAGCTCGTCTCTGCCATCTACGGCTCGCAGGGGGCAAAAGTACCGCTTGACGATGCGATCCTGCGATGGGGTGGTGATGAGCAATCAGAACCGAAGGACCCGTTTGCAGGACTTGAGGCTGCACTTACAGCTGCAACTCAGTGACAAATCTAGTACCTGGGTTTAGCATTAGCATGAATAATGCAATCAAGGTGCAAAAATGAAAAAGTTAATTATAGCCGTCATGTGTTTGTTTTTTATCAGCGCGTGTAAGCCTGAGAAAAATGATTTTATTAAAAATGGCGAAAACATCGTCAAAGAGAAATTAAATAACCCAGATGATGCTAAGTTTAACGCTGAATATTTTAAGTATGGTGATAATGCAGCATACGTTTGTGGTGATGTGACTTACAAAAAAAATAATGATGGCACAAGTTATCGTAATAAATTTTACGTCTATGTCGAGATTATTGATGGGAAATTAACAAGTAATGGTTCAGCAGTGTTGATTAAAGAGGACGACAAGGCATTTCTTGAGGTTTATAAGACGCTTTGCAGGTAGGGCAATTTTATTCAATACGAAGCTCGCTGTGTGCGAGCTTTTTTATTTGGTGAAAGCATGGCAACTCTTCGAGAACTGATAATTAAAATCTCTGCTAACTCCCAATCGTTCCAGTCGGAAATTTCCCGCGCCTCACGCATGGGGCAGGATTATTACCGAACCATGCAAAATGGTGGCCGCCAAGCGGCAGCCGCGTCCAGAGAAACTCAGAGAGCTTTGGCTGACTTAACGGGACAACTTAATTCCGCTAAGGCGTCTGCTGTTGGTCTTGCCGGAGCATTTGCAGGAGCATATGCCACCGGGCACCTTATTTCTTTAGCTGACGAGTGGAGTTCAGTTAACGCCAGGTTAAAGCAGGCATCACAATCTACAGATGATTTCAACGAGTCACAGCGCGCGCTGATGGAAATCAGTCAGCGAACCGGTACGGCATTTTCAGATAATGCCAGCCTCTTTGCGCGTTCAGCCGCTTCTATGCGTGAATATGGCTACAGTTCAGAAGAGGTTCTGAAGGTAACCGAGGCTATATCAACAGGGCTTAAGCTGTCAGGTGCAAGCTCGTCTGAGGCCAGTTCTGTAATCACGCAGTTCAGCCAGGCTCTGGCGCAGGGTGTTCTTCGTGGCGAGGAATTTAACTCCGTCAACGAAAACGGTGATCGCGTTATTCGCGCGCTGGCATCCGGCATGGGTGTCGCCAGGAAAGACTTAAAGGCTATGGCCGATCAGGGACAACTTACCGCCGATAAAGTTGTTCCTGCTTTAATCAGCCAGCTTGGGGCGTTACAGGATGAATATAGCGCGATGCCACAGACCGTTGCATCAGCAACGACCAAAATTGAAAACGCATTTCTGGCGTGGGTAGGTGGTGCAAATGAAGCCACTGGGGCGACAAGCGCGCTAACCGGGGCATTGAATGCGATTTCAGATAATATCAATACCGTTGCCTCTGCTGCTGGCGTGCTGGCGGCCATCGGAGGTTCAAGATTTATTGGCGGCATGATTGGCGATCTTGGAAGCCAGACGGCGCAGTTGGTTGAAGCGAGGAAAAATGAAATAGCGCTCGCCGCCGCAAGGGCAAGTACAGCCACACAATCACAGCGCAAGGCCGCTGCCGATGCTATTGCTGCTGAGCGGGCTTACCAGCTTGCCCAGTCAGAACTTGTGCTGGCAAAGAATACTAATGCTGAGGCTACTGCCACTCAAAATGCCATATCCAAGCGCCGGGCAATGATTACAGCAAATGCGGCACTGGTACAGTCAAACAGAGCCGTTGCAGCCTCTCAGCAGGCACTAAACTCTGCAACATCAGTGCTGGGGCTTGTAAAAACAGGCGCTACAGGCCTGCTGGGTCTTGTCGGCGGGTTGCCTGGGCTGTTGATGCTGGGGGCCGGTGCCTGGTACACGATGTATCAGAATCAGGAGCAGGCACGTCGTTCCGCCCAGGAGTATGCTGGTCAGATTGATGAAATTAGGCAAAAAACCTCAAAAATGTCTCTGACCGAGACGGATGAAAATCGTGGGCAAACCGTTGAGGCTCTCGTTGAACAAAATCGTTTGGTTGATGAGCAAGCCAAAAAGGTTGGTGAGCTGAAGGACCAGATCGACGATTTGAATGCATCGCGTGGAAAACCGGGCATTACCAGCGAGAACGATGCAAATATTCTTAAAGCAATAGCTATTGTTACGGATCAACTCGCTGTTGAAGAGGGAAAATTGAATGACATGCGAGATAAATCTCGCGGCATTCAGCAGGCTCTCGAAGAAATTGAGCGACGTCGTAATGATTTAATACGCGAACAAGCCTGGCGACAGAATGTGGTATATCAGTCGATGATCATGATGAATGGTCAGCATACTGAATTTAACCGTCTGCTGGGTCTGGGAAATCAGCTATTAATGGCCCGGCAAGGGCTGGCTAACGTCCCGCTCAGACTCCCTCAGGCCGACCTCGACAAAAAGCAAACTGATGCTCTCGAAAAGAGTCGCCGGGATCTGGAGTTGTCACGCCATAAGGGTGAGGCCAAAGAGCGCCTGCGTCTGAGTTATGCAGCCGATGACCTGGGGTTAACCAGTGATCCGCAATTCCAGACAGGCCGTCAGGAGTTTATTAATAACGGTCTTGCTGAATGGCGGAATAATGAGGCCAACAAACCTAAGGCGAAGGGCGGTAAAACCGAAGGCGAGAAAACCGAGGATGTGTATAAGCGCCTTATCAAGCAGCAAAAAGAGCAGATTGCCCTGCAAGGCCAGAATACTGAACTGGCGAAGGTTAAGTACCAGGTCAGCCAGGGCGAACTTGCTTCTCTGACAGAAGCCCAGAAAAAGACGGTATTGCAGAATGCTGCGCTGATTGACCAGGTTAAATTACGTGAGCAACTGCGAAATTACGAAGCCAACCTTGCCGACAGTAACGCCAGCGCCCGCGCAGCCAATGAAGCGCAACTGCTGGGATACGGGCAGGGAACCAGGTTCCGTGAAAGACTTCAGGAGCAGTTCAATCTGCGTAAGGAGTTTGAGCAGAAGAATACCGATCTTCTCCGCCAGCGTCAGGCTGGTGAAATCGACGAGACGTTCTATCAGCAGGGGCTGGCACTTAATAAGCGCTACCTCGAAGAGCGCCTGCGCGACCAGGAGGGATATTACGCAGCTTCTGATGCGCAGCGTGACGACTGGATGACGGGACTGTCTGAGGGTTATGCGAACTGGGTGGACGAAGCTACTGATTATTCTTCCATGGCCGCTGACGGCATGAAGCAGGCCATGGGTGGCGCGGTCACCACGATCACCGACATGCTCAATGGAAACGTTGACAGCTGGAAGGACTGGGGCGTGAGCGTACTGAAGATCATCCAGAACGTTCTGGTGAACATGGCTGTTGCTAATGGCGTCAGCTCAATTGGATCACTGTTCAGTTTTGGCGCCTCGTCAGCCGCAACCGCCAGCAGCGGTACCGCTATTCAGAATGCCGGCGCGAACTTTACCTTTAATGCGAAGGGTAATGTTTATGACTCTCCGTCCCTGAGCGCTTACAGCAATGGCGTTTTTCAGACGCCTCAGCTGTTTGCTTTTGCCAAAGGTGCGGGGATTTTCGGCGAGGCAGGTCCTGAAGCCATTATGCCACTCACGCGGGCACCTAATGGTGATCTTGCTGTTCGCGCAGTAGGGATGCCGCAGGTCTCTGGTGGCGTGCCTTCAGTTAACTTCGGCGATATCAATATTCAGGGCGGTTCTCCACAGGCGTCCAGTCAGGGTACTGCCGGAGCAGCAGGCAGGCAGCTTAAGGATGCCATCACTGGTGTCATTAACGAACAGGCCAGCATGCCGGGCTCGCCTCTGTGGCGATTAATCAAGGGAGTTTAACCATGGCAGTCGAAACCTTCAGCTGGTGCCCAAAGGTTGCCTCTCAGGTTGATACAAATTTTCGTACCCGAAAGGCACAGTTTGGCGATGGCTATGCGCAGGTGGCCGGGGACGGTATCAACCCGGTAACACCTCAGTGGAGCGTGAGCTTTACCGGTGACGAGGCTTACATTCAGACCATTAAAAACTTTCTGAACAGACATGCCGGGTGGAAGTCATTTATCTGGAAGCCGCCGCTTGAGCCTTCAGGTTTATGGCGCGCGGAATCCTTCCAGATATCTACCCACGGCAACAAAAAATACACCCTCAGCAGCACATTCATACAGGCATACCATCCATGAGTATTTCATCTGATGTCCAGAAACTGGAACCGGGTAAGCGCGTCCGCCTGATCGAGGTGGACGGCTCAGCGTTCGGTGCGGGTATTCTTCGCTTTCACAACGAGACAATCCCGCATACCGAGGCGGAAATCATCGCCGCAGGCGGCGACGAGTCAAAACTTGAGCCGAAGTCGGTGTGGTGGCAGGGGCAGGAGTATGGCGCGTGGCCGTATGAACTGACCGGCATATCTGTAAGCAGTGACGGCCAGAGTTCACGGCCGTCACTCACTGTTGCAAACATCAGCGGTACGATTGGCGCGCTGTGCCGAAGGTTTCAGGGGATGGCTAAAGCAAAGGTGATCATCCATGACACCTTCGCTCACTACCTGGACGCAAGAAATTTTCCTAGCGGGAACCCGACTGCGAATCCCAACGAGGAGCGCAAACAGGTTTATTACATCGACCGTAAATCAGGGTCAGACGATGAAACCGTAGAGTTTGAGCTTTCAAGTCCAGCCGATTTGCGAGGGCAACTCATTCCGACCCGGCAAATTCAGCCAATGTGCACGTGGTGCATGCGGGGCTGGTACAAAACCGGGAACGGCTGCACCTACGCCGGGCAAAACGGCTGGTTCGATAAAGACGGCAATCGGGTGGACGATCCTTCACAGGATGTTTGCTCCGGATTGCTGTCAACGGGCTGTAAACCTCGCTTCGGAGAGAATGAACAGCTGGATTATGGCGGGTTCCCCGGCGCTTCACTTCTGAGAGGATAATCATGCGCGACAAAACAGTTAGCGCCATTCTGGCGCATGCCGCCGCATCCTTCCCCGAGGAGTGCTGTGGCGTGGTTATTCAGAAGGGGCGGGTGGAGAAATACATCCCCTGCAAAAATAATGCTGAGTCGCCGACTGAGCAATTTGAACTTAATCCTGAGGATTATGCGGCCGCCGAAGAGCAGGGCACTGTGGTGGCGATCGTCCACAGCCATCCCGGCGACGGGGCAACAACTCAGCCGAGCGAGCTCGACATGCTGATGTGTGATGCCACGGAACTGCCCTGGATTATTGCATCGTGGCCGGAGGGCGACATTCGCACCGTCATGCCTCGCGGAGACCGTCCCCTCACAGGGCGCCATTTTGTACTCGGATATGCAGACTGCTGGTCTCTCATCATGGACTATTTCCGCATCGAGCACGGCATTGAACTGCCCAACTACAGCGTAGATCGCCACTGGTGGGAGCAGGGTGAAAACCTCTATATGGATAACTGGCAGGAATGCGGTTTCCGTGAGTACGACGGTCCCGCTCAGCCAGGTGACATGGTTATCATGCAGGTTCAGTCCACCGTCCCGAACCATGCCGGGATTTTGCTTGATGGCAACATGCTACTGCATCACATGTATGGCCAGCTAAGCCAGCGTATTCCCTACGGTGGCTATTACCGTGACCGTACCATCAAAATTCTGCGTTATAAGGATTTGATGTAATGGAAAGAAAAACCGTTATCAAACTCAGCGGCTCAATGGCTCAGCGATTTGGCAGGACACATCGCCGCGCACTAACGTCGGCCAGCGAAGTGTTCAGGGCGCTTTCTAACACCATTGACGGCTTTGATGCTTATCTGCGTGAAGCTCGGGCAAAGGGACTGGATTTTGTTATTTTCCGGGATCGTCGCAATATCGGGCATGAAGAGTTTGAACTCCTGGGGCCTGGTGATGAGTTAAGAATAATCCCTGTGATAAGGGGCAGTAAAAGAGCTGGAGTTTTCCAGGCGTTGCTCGGAACGGCTCTGGTCGCTGCTGCCATATGGATGCCGGGAGTTAGTATCGCAGCAAGTAACCTCATGTTTTCCGTTGGTGCCGCAATGGCCGTTGGCGGTGTAGTGCAAATGCTCTCTCCTCAGGTTTCAGGTCTGCGAATGCGTCAGGAACCTGATAACAAACCCTCCTATGCGTTTGGTGGTCCCGTTAACACGACGGCATCTGGCAATCCCGTCCCCCTGCTTTATGGGCAACGGGAAATTGGCGGTGCGATTATATCCGCCGGGGTTTATGCAGAAGATCAGCAATAAACCAAACCACGTACTGCAAGCCACCTGACGGTGGCTTTTTTATGGACGCGATATGACGACGACAATCATCAAAGGCCGCGGTAAAGGTGGCAGCAATCAGACCCGAACACCCGTTGAAGCACCGGACAGCATTCAGTCCATTGCAAGGGCAAAGGTGCTGATTGCGCTTGGAGAGGGTGAGTTCGCTGGCGGGCTTGATGGTAAAAACATTTTTCTTGGTGACTCATCTTCCTACACGCCTCTTCAGAACGCCGACGGAAGTTATAACTTCAATAATGTGAAATATGAGTTCCGTTCCGGTACTCAGGACCAGGACTACATTCAGGGCTTCCCCGGCATTGAAAACGAACTTCAGGTTTCATACGAGCTGAAACAGGCTGTGCCGTACGTGCGCGCGGTATCCAACACGCAGCTCTCTGCGCTGCGAATTCGCCTGGGATGGCCAACTCTTTTACTCCAGAAAAACAACGGTGATAAAGTCGGCACCCGCGTCGAGTATGCTATCGATCTGTCGGTCGATGGCGGGCCGTATGAAACGGTGGTTAACGGTGCTGTTGATGACAAAACCACGTCGCTTTATGAGCGCAGTCACCGCGTCAATCTTCCGAAAGCCTCGACTGGATGGCAGTTGCGGGTTCGCAGAATCACGCCGGATTCCACGAGCGTGAATATCGTCGACACCATGCGCGTTGTGGCCGTTACTGAAATTATTGACGCCAAACTTCGCTACGTTAACACAGCGCTGCTGTATGTTGAGTTTGACGCAAAGCAGTTCCCTAATGGCATTCCTCAGGTTGTGTGCAATCCGAAAGGGCGAATCATCCGTGTACCTGATACTTATGATCCCGAAACCCGCACTTATTCTGGTACATGGGAGGGCGTATTTAAATGGGCGTGGACGGATAACCCTGCCTGGATTTATTACGACATCATTCTGAACGAGCGCTTCGGGCTGGGTCAAAGAATCGATGCGACTCAGATAGACAAATGGGAACTTTATCGCATCGCCCAGTATTGCGATCAACTGGTACCAGACGGCAAGGGCGGCAGCGGGACGGAGCCTCGTTTTCGTTGCAACGTTTATATCCAGGACCGTAATGACGCCTGGACCGTACTTCGTGACCTGGCGGGTATATTTCGCGGCATGACGTACTGGGGCGACAATAAGATGTATGTCCTGGCTGATATGCCACGGGATGTGTGGCACATCTATAACCACGCCAGCGTTGTTGAAGGAAAATTTACCTTTGCGGATCCGAGTGAAACCACCCGAAACACTGCCGCGCTGGTGAACTGGTCAGACCCAGCCAACCACTATAAAGACACGCCTGAGCCTGTTTACGATAACGATCTGGCCATGCGCTTCGATTATCGTCAGCTCGAAATGACTGCGATCGGCTGCACCAGGCAGTCAGAGGCAAACCGGCGGGGGCGCTGGGCGCTGCTCACTAACGGTATCGGCGAGGTGGTGACCTTCAGCACGGGCATGGACGTTCCACCTGTCGGGGAGGTGATCGGCGTGGCTGCTAACGAGCTGGCCGGAAGAACTATCGGCGGCAGGGTGAGTGCGGTTAACGGCCGCAACATAACCCTCGATCGCGCCGCTGATGTGAAGGCCGGGAACCGGCTGTTTTTGAATCTTCCATCAGGCACAGCTCAGGCCAGAACCGTCCAGGCCGTTAACGGAAACACAGTCACTGTCACCACACCCTACAGCGAAACGCCGGAGGCTGAATGTAACTGGGGTGTGGACTCTGACGATCTGTTTATAGCGCTTTTCCGTGTTACGGGAACGCGGGACAACAACGACGGCACTTTCGAAGTCACCGGGACGACTTACAACCCTGACATCTATTCCGCCGTTGATACCGGCGCAAGACTGGACGAGCGGCCAGTCAGTGTCATTCCACCTGGGGTTCAGGCTCCACCAGGAAATATTGTCGTAGACAGTTACTCTACGGTTAACCAGAACATTGCGATTACCACTATGCGTGTTGCCTGGGATTCTGTTCAGGGTGCAGTTGCTTACGAGGCGGAATGGCGGCGTGACAGCGGCAACTGGGTAAGCGTGCCCCGAACGTCTTCTCTCGGTTTTGAAGTGCAGGGTATCTACTCGGGTCGCTATCTGGTCCGCGTCAGGGCGGTGAACGCCAGCGACGTTTCATCAGTCTGGGCGACATCATCAGAAGTGAATCTTACGGGTAAAGTGGGCAATCCGCCGAAACCGGTCGGCTTCATCGCTTCCGATAATGTGGTATTCGGTATCGAGCTGAACTGGGGATTCCCGGCGAACACCGACGACACGCTGAAGACGGAAATTCAGTACAGCCTGACAGGGACGGAAGACGATGCGATGCTGCTGGCAGACGTACCTTATCCGCAGCGCAAATATCAGCAGATGGGTCTTAAGGCTGGGCAAATTTTCTGGTACCGCGCGCAGCTGGTTGACCGAAGCGGAAACGAATCAGGGTATACAGGCTTTGTGCGCGGGCAGGCCAGCATTGATGTATCCGATATCACCGATGCAATTCTGGAGGAGATTAAAGAGACTGATACGTTCAAAGACCTGATCGAGAGCGCGGTGGAGAGCAGTGAAAAGTTCGCAGAACTGGCTGATGCAATCAAAGAGAATGCAAACGGTCTTGCAGCGGCGGTTGGATCGAATAAGCAGACAGCAGAAGCAATCATCGGCAACGCGCTTGCTATTGCCGATGTTATCGTGCGCCAGACAGCCCAGCAGGGCGCTAACTCTGCGACCTTCGAACAGCTCCGGGAGGTGATCGCCACTGAGACGGAGGCTCGCGTCACGGATGTTACTCGTCTTGAGGCAAAAACTGAGCAGAACGAGGCGGGAGTTACCGAGGTAAGGCAGGCTCTGTCAGATGAAGCTCAGGCAAGGGCTACTGCTGTTGACCAGCTCACTGCGAGTACTCAGGTCATTTCTGATAAAGCTGATTCGGCTTCGAGTAAAGCTGACGCTGCATCAGGTAAGGCAGATGCGGCCGAGCAAGCCAGCTCGCAAAATACCGCTGATATCACCACGTTGCGACAGGTTGTCACCGACACGACTTCATCAATGGCATCCCGTCTGGAGGAACTGGGAGCAAGGACAGATACTGCCAGCGGCGGCATTCAGAGTAACTCCATCGCGCTAATAACGAGTACGCTGGCGCAGGTTGATCAGCAGGTGAGACTCAGCGCGCAGTACGGTGACAGTAAGGCCAGCATCGATCGTATTGATAATGTTATGGCAAGCGACAGGGAGGCAACAGCGCGTTCGCTGCTGAGTTTGCAGACGGACGTTAACGGCAACAAGGCATCCATCAACAGCCTGAATCAGACGTTCTCCGACTATCAGCAGGCTACGGCCACGCAGATAAACGGCATTACTGCGACCATCAACGGGCATACGTCAGCCATTACCACTAACGCTCAGGCCATCGCGAACGTTAACGGGGATCTGAAGGCGATGTACAGCATCAAGGTCGGGTTATCCAGCAATGGTCAGCTTTACGCCGCAGGGATGGGGATCGGTGTAGAGAATACGCCGTCCGGCATGCAGTCGCAGGTTATCTTCCTGG